ATGAAATTTTGGATTTGCGGCGCGGTTTTGGCACTATGCTGTGGAGTTTTTAGCGGATGCGCGAGTAAGAATTTGCCGGGCTATATGCAGGGGCGCGAGCATATCGTCGCGATGAGCGCGGCGTCCGGCGGTCAGCTGCGTATGAGTGGTGAGATTTACGATTACGTATTTGATGCAAATCTTAGTGCCGTGCGCGCTAAGGTCGCGAGTCTAGCGTCGCTGAATAAAGACGCGATAAGGCGCAACGTAAGCATGCTTACGATCGACAGATATAACGAGGGCAGCGATGCTGCGTATATCCAGCACGAAATCGAGCTCGTAAAATACGATCTGCCGCTATCCGTGCAGGCTAAGCTGATGGATGATCCAGAGCAGCTGGAGCCCGCGTATAGCTCTACGTTTCGTTACTCTTATCTAATAGAAGGCAAATATTTTAAGTGCCTAAAAGATCACGACGAGCTGCGCAGATCGCACCGCCTAGGCGTGCCGATCGAGTACCCTGCGCGTATAGCGGTCGATAGCGGTATCAAAAGCGAGCGCGATGCGAAAATGGATACCGATATACAAGGGCTCATCGTAATGCCGCTAATGATGCCGGTGCTGCTTTTAGGCAGTATCCTAGGCGGCTAGAATCGACTGAATCACGGAAGTGAAATTTTATTGATTTAAATTCTAAAATAGTGGCGGACAGAGAGGGATTTGAACCCTGATTTTTGGGTTATTAGTAATATTTTTTATCTAAGTATCCATTAAGCTATAAAAATATATAATACTTTTAATGTGTATATCTACACACGAAAGTTTGGAAAGATGAGTAAAGACGATAAATTAATCAAGGATTTGGAAAATAATCCCAAGAATGTAAGGTTTGAAACACTTAAAAAACTGCTTGAAAATGCCGGTTATGTAGCCACAAACAATGGCTCGTCGCATTGGCAGTTTAGAAAACCCGGCAGGGATTTGGTAACTATACCAAGGCAAAGACCTATGAAAGTTATCTATGTCATAGAGGCTTTAAAAGCATTGAAAAAGGAAAAGAAATGAAAAAAGATAAAAGCTATTATCTAAATTTGCCTTACGAAATAATCGTAAGAAAACTTACCGATGATGAGGGCGGCGGATATTTTGCAAGATATAAGGACTTCCCTTATATTATGGGTGACGGCGAAAATGAAGCAGAAGCAATAGCGGACGTAAAAAGTGCTTTTGACGGTGCTTTAGAGGTTATGCTCGCAAATAATGATTTCATCAAAGAGCCAAACGATAAGAAAGTCCGTGTAAATTTAAGCCTTTCGCAATCTTTGCTTAATGCTATCGACAAGGTTACGAGCAACCGATCACAATTTTTAAGTGAGGCTGCGAATTTAAAGCTTAATAGGATTTGAGTCCTAGATTTTTCCCCTTTATATACTTGCAGCCCGTGGTGCGAAATGTAATGTAGCACGATCATACGGGCTGATAATAGTTGCGCCGCACCCGAGTTTACGAGGGAGTCGGACGGCGCATCATTAATAAAATTATATTGATATTGTGCGAGGTTTTGCGCGGCTTGTGCGCGCTTCGAGCGAGGCGCTACGCGCCGAGCGTGAAGCCGCGCTCTTGTGTCTTTATATACTATTGTTCGTTAATCAATTTTAACGCCAAATTTTAAAAGTTCTTTCGGTAGGTAGTCGTCAAGGTTGCAGATCGTATCGTCGTCTATCTCGATTAAGTTTAAATTGTTTTCCTTATATAGGTTTTGCTTTCGTTGCTTGCGTTTTTTGTATTTCTCGTCGTTTTCCAATCCCCAAAATTCTATATAGATTTTGCCTTTTGGTATGTAAAAATCGCAATACATTTCCTCTGCGATCGGCACTTTTCTTTCGTAGGCGAAAGCAATGTATTCGCCTAATAGCCAATTCGCGATTATCATTTCTGCGCGGCTTCTGACGTAATGTCCTGATTTCGTCCTATGCTTCGCTTCGAATTTCTTTCTAAAGTCGATTTCCTCTGCCGTGTTCGGCTCCGTTTGTTCCTCTAGGTTTAAAGCTTTGTTTAGTGCCTCATTCTCTAAAATTGATTTATCCCATTCCACAAAGGATTTTCCCATATAGAATTTTTGGATGCCGCCGTTTTTCTTTCCTAGCTCGGTTACTTTGTATCCGTTGCTGCATTTTTCCACAAATTCAAGCTCTCTTAGGCTTTCGTTAATTTCTTTTGCGGTTCTATGCTTCTTTTCTGCGATATCTTTCGCTGTCATTCGTCTATCTCCCTTTTTAAAATTCTTGCTTTCATACTTGTTGTGTAATATTCTTGTTCTTTTGGATTAAGTTGTTCGAATAGTTTTATAAGTTCTTGGTATGTATTATTTACATACTCTAAATTTTTCTGGTTTTCTTGAAATTTTATCCCGATTTCTAAAATTTCTATTAATTCCTTTCTATTTTTTCGCCAATTGTATATTGTTTTCTCTGCAATTCTAAGTTTTTTTGCAATTTCGGCGTTCGTCATATATGTAAATCTTACCTTTTTAATTGTTTCTTAAGTTATAAAAATGTAATATTTACTTGCTATAAAAATGTAAATGTTACATATAACTTTTTTGAATTATACATAAAATTCTTTAATTTTATATGTGGCTTTTTCCTCACACCGCGACAGAGTAAAGATGTCTAGGGTCGAAGCTGAGGCAAAACGTCCTAAGCATGACGTAAAAGTGCCGCGCTTAAGGTGTCGGATACTCGCCTTAAGCGCTTTTATAAGTATCCACGAAATTTTTTTAAAGGAGTATCCTATGGCACAAGTCTATCTTTCAGATTTCATCGCGAACAATGAATCCTTACCTTTTAACTTTGAAAATCAGTTTAAACGATTTTCATATATTACGATTTTTCCTAATCAGGCAAATTCATCGTCTGGTAAGAATGAAAATGGTGTTGAAACGAATTGGTTTCAACTTACTGCGAATTTTAAGGTTACTTACGATTCGATCGACGAAAACGGACAAGTTTTAAAGGATGAAAATGCTACCGTTAAAACCCTTATTGTTAAGTTTCCTAATGAGTATTTGCAAAATTTAAAAATCTCTCCTGCTTCTTTACGTGTGTTTTTTAACGATTATTTCGTCGGCAAACGCTTCGTTACTTTTCCAGTTACTGAGGAAACTCCAGTATTTGAGTATAAAAATGGCACGCGGAATCTCGTTAAAAATCAATCTCAAGTAAAAATTGATGAAAATTTTAATCTGCTTGAATTTATGGATTATATCAAAAAGCAGGCGTTGCCTAAAGAATCCGCAAAGAGTAAGTAAATTTTACAAAGCCGATCTATGGTCGGCTTGATAAAACTTGCAAGTTTGAAATTCATTTTGGGAGGTTTAAGATGAAAATCTTAAATTCTTTGGCGATTTTGCTCGGTTCTGTCTTTTTCGGTGCTACGCAGGCTTTAGCCGATGTTACTATGGCTTCAGACGGAAAAGTGTCGGGAACTTTTGATGTTTCGCCTGTTTTTGCCGTCGCTAGCGCTATTTTTATCGCGCTTGGCGGAATAGTCGTAGTTCGCTGGTGCATCGGCTTCATTCGTCGAGGCTAAATTTATTCCCTTGCATTTTTTGCAAGGGATAAACGAATTAATAAGGATATGAGATGGATTTGCCGCTTTCGAATTTACCTATCTTTATTTATTCGTTTTTTGGCGTTTTTATCGCATTTGTTGCGATCGTTAAGGTAGTTTCTCATTCTATCGATTTTTTTGCGAGTGAATCATGAATTATTGGGTCGAGCTTGGTTTATCGGAAGCGGATTTTAATTATTTATCCTCTATGACCGGTATTCTGTGCGGTTTTTTATTCGCTTGTTTGGTTTTATTTTACGTTAGTAAACTTTAGGGGCTCAAGATGTATAAGATTATTCCTATTACTGGCATTAATAGCTTTGATTTCTTTTTTAGCATTTTTGTTTGGTTTTCGATAATTCTTATCCCTATTTGCGCTGTTTTAAGCCTTTTGGTTAAAAGGTGGTTCAAGTGAAATTTATCCCCCTAATCCTCCTACTTGTAGCCACTCTTTCTAACGCCACGGGAATTGGTTGTGGCTATAATTTTATTCCTAAATATGGTGCTCCTATTAATGGGTCTATGTACAAAGAAGATGACTTTTATACTTATAAGCTTGCTTTCGATAGAGAGAATGAACTTTATATGTATCGATTTAGAAAAAATCGATTGGATATAGAAAAATATGGATATCCTTATATGGAAGTTTACCATTATGTTAGAGTTCATAATAATTATGAAATATTTCTTTATAAGGAATTTTCTACACAGGTTTTTTATAAGTTTGCTTGTGCTCAAACTTTTCCTACCTTTATATATCCTTTAAAGAAGTTTGATTATAGCGATGATCCTAAAATTGCTAATGCTAGATTTATCGTTGATGTTTTTGCTTACGATACTCATTTTGCAGTGCAGCGTTGCAATCTCGGTTATGATCTTGCCAATCATAAGTGCGCCGATGATTGCGAGCATATAACCGATAGAGAGTTGCGTTTTAATTGCGCTTGTAATAAACAATTCCCGGGTTCAAAATATACGGGCGCTTTTTCTACCGATCCCGATGTTTGTAAAACTCCTAATATTACTTTTACTCCAAAGTGTTGTTTTAGTTGCGGCAATGGAAATTCCATTGTCGTAAATGCCGCTAATGAATATGCCGATTATGGCTGTAACTATGACGAAATAGATCATCTTTATTTGAACGATCCAAAAAAGCCTGACGATAATAAAACTAAACCCGATAAGCCTGATAATAACAATACTAAGCCTAATAAACCTGATAAGCCAAGTAATCCTGATGATAATAAAACTAAGCCTAATAAGCCTGATCACGGCGGCGGCGGTCATTCAGGCGGTGGCGGGGGCGGTAGTAACCCTCCTGATAAACCGGGCGATGACGATAAAGACAAAGATAAAAATGGCACTCATCCAGGTGGTGGCGGTGGTGGTAAGCCTGGTGATAAAGATGATGATAAATCTGGCACCGCTCCAGATATTTCGTCTGATTTAGAAAAGGGGATAAACGATTCCGCGAAGTCTTTTGATTCCGCATATGGTGATTATAAGTCTAAATTTGACGGGCTCGTGTCTGATATAAAAGGCGCTATTGGAAAAATTAAAGATGGCGGTTTCGTAAATTTAGGTAAGGGTCGTGAGGTTAGTTGTCCTGTTACTTCTCAAACTATTGATTTTAAATATTTTCAAACCTCTTTTACTTATGATTGGTGTGAGTTTTTGTCAAAGTTTTATTATGTTTTTTATTTTTTATCTCTTTGCACTTGTCTATTTTTCGGCTTAAAATTTATATTGGTGCATACTTTTCATATTGGTGGGGGTAGCGAATGAATTTTATTATTTCTGCTCTTTCGCAGCTTATAAAATTTTTTGGCGCAAAGGCTTTAAAATTTTCTAAGCAGCTCGCACAATTTGGTGTAGTCGTTCTTATTAACTCTGGGCTTGTTTTGTCTTTTGTTGCTTATTTTGCTGCGATTATAGCTCTGATTTTGTGGCTTTTTTCTCAATTTAATAGTTTACTTCAGCGTTTCGCAAATGTTAGTGGCGATGATATGCTTACAATGGGTTTTAGGGTTTTGCGTTCTATCGGCGTCTGGGATGGCGTTGTTGATGCTTTTACTATTTTGTCGTTCGGGTTTATCTCTCTTTTCGTGATGTTTTTGTCGAAGCTTTTTGTAAAAGCTCTTTTGCAGCTTCGCGTTACCGTCCTATCTTTGATTATTTCGTTGCAGGATTGATAAGATGGCTATAACTTATATCGTTGGCAATCCCGGTAGCGGTAAATCTTATTTAGCAGTATATAAGATTTATGAGCATTTTTACGTAGATAAAAAGAAAAAACCTAAAAATGATGCTGCAAATTTAGAAAAATACGATTTTTGTTATACAAATATCAATGAGTTTAAATTTGATAGATTTGATAATGTTTTGGAGTTTGATTTAAACGATATACGCTTTCATCTTGTTAATTTATTTAATATGTATAAAGGTAAGTCACCCGATAGCGATTTGATCGCTTATTGTAAGGATAATAAGCTTTTTAGTGTTTTGTTTGTCATCGATGAAATTCACAATTTTTTTAAAGAGGATGACGAAGTTTTAATCTGGTGGCTTACTTACCACAGACATTTATATCACGATCTGATTTTGGTTACCCAAGATTTAACGCTCGTTCCCAATGAGTATAAGCGTATAGCCGAGTTCTTTTTTAAAGCCGTAGATAGCGGCAAACGCCTATTTTCAAATAAATTTAGGTATATCCAATATTCTAATTATCGAATGTATAATAATTCGATAATTCAAGGCGGTGCGCTCAATATCCCTTTTAGGCAAGAAATTTTTAATTTATATCATAGCGGTAACGACTCTAAAGTCAAAAGTTTCGTTCAAAAATATATTTTATTTGCTAGTATTTTGATTATTTTAGCTATTGCTGCGTTTATATACGCTTTGTTTTCTTTTAAGCCTGATGATGAGCCTAAAATTTCAAGTGCGAAGCCTGTCGTTTCTAATCTCTCAAAAGCCCCTGATGTTCAAAATACAAATTCTCTTTTCGGTTCATCAGCTAAATCGTCCGATCAAAATTTAAGTGCTTCATACGCTTACGAAGTTTCTTGTATCGGTGATTTATGTTCCATTTATAGCAACGTAAGATATATGAGTTTTCCAAAGTCTTATTTGATGTATATACTTTTTAATAATAGCCCTATTTATCAAAAATCGGCTGATAGTTTTAGTTCTACAAAGTATTTTTTAGTTTTCGATAATGACATTTTTAAAAATTTACTTGTTCAAGGAGTATCCAATGAAAAAGATTTTTATGGCGGTTCTGATTCTGCTAGCGTTTCAGACCCTAGCGTTCGCAGATAGTTTTAAGCATTCTTTAGTTGATTTTGTTGCTTTCGCTTCTAATCAGAATAAAGTAGATATTTTGATTAGCGATGAAGTAAATGCAAGCTCTTTTTATTTTTTTACAGAGTCAAAAAATCCAAAAGTTTCTATTGATATGCTTAAAAATATGCTTGCTTCGCAAGGTCTGAATTTGCTTAAATTCGATGGTTATTATTTCATTGATTATTTTAAGAATGATAAAAACATTCTCGATATTATCGATTTTAACTCGGGTTCAAAGCTCTTTAATGTCTCTTTGGATAATTATGTTAAGGACGATGTTATCGAAATTTTAAAGATGTATGACGTAAATGCTACGTATTTAAGCACTTCCAATAAGGTCTTTTTCATCGCCAAGGATGACAATATTAGAGCAAAGGTGCTTGATATGCTTCGTGAAGTCGATGAAACCCCTAGGCAATCTAAAGTTAAAATAACTGTGCTTGAGACAAATTTAAAAGATGTAAAAGATCGTGGTTCTGAAATTTCTGCTTATGCTAAATCTTTGCCGGGTAGTGCTTTTAACTATTTTTTTAACTTGATTACGATGCCTTATAGTGCTACTAGCAATGTTACCTCTAGTTCAAAGGCAGGTTATTATGGTGTTTTGCGCTATTTGGATTCTCATCAGATTAGCGATATTAAGTCTAGTCCCTTTTTCTCTGTCCGCAGCGGTAAAGAATTTTATTTTTCTAGCGTCGATAATATTCCATATTTAACTCAGAATAGGGAATTTACCGATGATAGACAAAGTGTTACCAGCTCGTATGAGTATCGGGATGTTGGTTTAAAGATTACTGTATTTCCTGTAATCTTGAAAGACGGTTCTATCGATATGAATTTACACCTTGTTTTAGAGGATATTATTACAAATTCAAACGATAAGCCGACTACAAGCAAAAAGGAGCTTAAGGGGTCATATCTACTTAAAAAAGGTGAGTTGCTTATCTTAAGCGGTATTAATAAAAAGACTGCTTACGACGATCATTATTCGGTGCCTCTATTAAGCGATATTTGGCTTATTGGTAATCTTTTTAAGCTCGATTCCAAAAGTTTTAAAGATACGGTTTTGACCGTATCCATAGAAATTTTATAAAAGGATATGTTATGCGAGTATTTATCAAAGACGACGTCAAGTATCTTTTTTCGTCTAAATTTGAGGTGTTCAATAACCCTTATGCCGTGTCTAATTCCGATAGAAAGGATATCGATTCAAAGATTGAAAAAACTTTAAATTTTTATAAAGGCTCATATATTTCGGTTAACGGCGAAAAGCAAATTTCTTTATTTGATTTTTCGACTGCCGCCAATATTCAGCCTACTAGGTATCATGCTGAACTCTACAATCGGATTTCAACGATGAGGATTTTTGCCAAAGAGCTTGGCTTTGATGCACCTATTTTTCTTACTTTAACTGCTCCGTCTTATTTAAAGCCTCTTAAACAGGTCAAATTGGGCAAATCAAAGAATGTTAAGCTTGTCGATAATCCTAAATTTAGCGGCGAGGCGGATTATATTTCTAAGGCTAGGGATTTTATTTCCGATTCTTGGCGTAAATTCTTGCGTCAGCAGATATTTAAGGACATAAAAGCCGAATTTAATCAAAATATCGTCTATTTGCGCGTTTTTGAGCCTCATTTGGACGGCTGCCCTCATTGTCATATTGTGGCTTTTATTCCGTCCAAATTTAAGGACAGGTTCGTTAAACTCGCTCAAAGCTATTTTTCTACTCGAACGGATGTCAAAAGCGAATTCGACGATGACGCGGGCGGCGTGGTTTCATACCTTTTAAAATATGTTCTTAAAACGTTTAAGAACGGCAAGAATGGCGAGTTAAACGACGTCGCTTACTGGTATATTCTTTATGGCGTTAGGCGTTTTACCACTTCTCGCACGATTATCCCTATGTATCTTTATCGCAAAATTCGGCAATATAAAGAATTTAGAGATTTAAAATATGTTACAAATCTTTTTCGCGACGGCTTTATAAGCTGTGATTTGATTGCCGATAATAAAAAATTCGTTAGCGGTGAAAAGCTTAAGGCGTCTGATTATATTGTCGCTTCGATTATTGTTTCGGTTGATGGTTTTGATTACCTTGAGCATAAGATTGCTTATAAGCGTAATGACAACGTTAAAATACATTTTTATTCATCTGACGGTAAAATCCAATCTCACGAGCTTAAAACGGTTCAAAAGGCTTATAATAGCGGTGTCGAGCCTATAATTTATAAGCCAAGCAAGATATTCCGCACCGCTTGGAAAGACATGAGCGACGAGCGTCTGAAATTATACTGGCGCGATAACTGCAAAGAAATGACCGATGATATTCTAAGCGTTCAAGATTACGCTATGCTCGAAAATGAGATGATTGAGCGTGGATTTCTGCAACGATATAAAAATCATATCAGATATTTTACCGAGCATGCTTTAGAGGATATTAGGGAACTAGAATTTAAGTATTCCAATAACGGCGTTATGCCGTATCCGTTTTAAAAGGGTAGATGATGAAATTTAGCTATTACGCCAATCTGTATTTGAAATTTGGCAAGAAAGAGTGGAAAAACTCAACTTTTGTTAAGAATGCGAGTATTGTTGAAAATCGTTTGCGGTTTTTTGAGAATATGGAAATTTCAGATATTAAGCCCTCCGTGATCCGAGTTTGGCTTGATGGAATATCCGACGTTTGCAACAAGAGTAAAAAACACTATCTTTCGGCACTAAGTCAAATTATCAAGATTGCTATAGAGGATGAGGAAATTTCTAAAAATCCGCTCGTTCACATAAAGAAAATGCAGCATATAACGCCTCGTATTGAGCCTTTCACAAATGAGGAAGTGTTAAAAATCCTGGAGGCTTCTAAAAAATACAATGAGAATTTTAGGATTTTTCTAAAGGTCGGTTTCTTTACGGGGCTTCGTACGGGCGAGATTTTGGCTTTGAAAATTTCCGATATAGACTTGCAAAATCGCGTTATTTCTGTGAATTCTACCCGCTCAAGGTTCGGTGAAAGCATTCCTAAAACTTATCTAAGCATTCGCAAAGTGCCTATTCTAAACGCTCTTTATCCCGCTTTGAATAGTTTTATTTTTTATCGTAGCTGGCATAAATATTTGCTGCAAACCCAATACGGCAAGCCTTACAAGGATACTAGTGTTTTTACCTATGATTATTGGAAGCCTATTTTAAGGGAGCTAAATTTAAAATATCGTCGCCTTTACAATATGCGTCATACCTATGCCACGAATATGCTTTATCAAAATTTCGTTTCGCCTGTTGAGCTTGCAAAGCTTTTAGGGCATTCCACTCCAAAAATGGTTTATGACGTTTACGTCAATTACCTTAATTCAAACTTAAAAGATTTCGATCGAAATATACAAATTTATTAA